GTTTACTTGGTGTATTAATGATAATGAAAAAAATAAGTAAAACAATTACATAAAAAATAAAAAAATGGCATTAACACAATTTAACGAATGGGAGCCACAATTAGATCCAGTAAATGGTAGACAAGCACAAGAACCTAGAGTATTTGCTCATGATGCGCATCCTGTAGTAGTTGGTGCTGTAAATAATTCTGATGCAAATCATGGGATAAGTATAACTGTTGCAGGGTTAAACTATCAACCAGGTGATACTGTTACATTGTCTAGTCCAGCAGCTGGTGGAGTTGGTGATAGAGCAGTATTAACTGTGTTGGCGGTTGATGGAACTGGAGCAATAACTGATTATGAGGTTACTACACCAGGAGCTTTATATGCAATCAACGAAATTGTGCTTCAAGCAGCAACATCAGGAGTTGGAGCTGGTTTTTTTGGAGCTGTAACAAACATAGATATACCTAACACTCAAAAAAGAGGAGCTTGTGTATATGTTGGGGCAGCAGCAGGATTAAGTTTAACTGTTATAATGGAATCTGGAACTGAAGTTAGTTTTAATAATATTTCAGCAGGGTCTATTTTACCGATATTAATAAAACGAGTTACTAGCGCTTTAACAGCAAATGATTTAATAGCATTATATTAAGATATGAAAATAGGGATTGGACTTAAAATACCTTACGAACCAGTATTAACTGACTCAGGAAACTTACCACCTGGTTCTTGGGATATAATACTAGAGACAGGAACAGGACCATCTTCTGTTGTGTACAGCGAACGAGATCAAATATTGCTGATAGAAACAGCGGCATAAAAAAATAAATAAAATGGCAGGAAAGAAATTCTCAGAGTTCACCTCTGGTGTGGCAGTAGATTCTAACACTAGAATTGCTGGTTATGTTAATGGTGGAACAACAAACAATATATACACACCAACTGAGTTAGCGGCTGGTTTACAACAACACTTACTTCAAAGCTTTATTGTAGCAGCTTCGGATGAAACTACAGCACTCACTACTGGAACTAATAAAGCTGTGTTTAGAATGCCATATGCTTTTACACTTACAGCAGTTAGAGCAAGTTTAACTACAGCAGGTAGTACAAGTGGAGTTACTACAATTGATATTAATGAAAGTGGATCTAGTGTATTAAGTACATTAATTACTATTGATCAAGGAGAATTAACAAGTACTACTGCAGCTACGCCACCCGTAATAAGCGATGCAGCATTAGCAGATGATGCTCAAATGACTATAGACATTGATGGCTTATCTGGAGGTGCTACTGAAACAGGTTTAAAAGTTACTTTGATAGGTTATAAAACTTCTTAAAAGTGGGGTATGTAATTAATCCATACGTTTATGTTACTAGTACACCTTTCGAAAACCTATATTCAATGGCTTTTGATGGAGTGGATGATTACATGGACTGCGGCACTGATTTGTCTTTGTTAGGTTCCGCTTGTACTTTTTCGGCTTGGGTTAATATGGATGATGCTTTAAGTTTTAGAGTTTTACACAAAGGAATTGGAGCAGATAGAGAATATGCTTTTGGTTGTGGTACTTCAAGTACTTTCTTTTTATTACTTTATAATGGAAGTAGTAATGGAATAGGGCAAATTAGTACTGCTAATTTAACACCTTATGTAGGAAGTTGGACACACTTAGCAGCTACTTACGATGGTAGTGGTTCAAATACTGGTATTGTTCTCTATGTTAATGGTTCAGTTGTTTCCTCTAGCGCTTATAGCACTGGTTCATATACATCGCCCGGGTCAAACGCTGGGGGAAATGTTTTAATAGGTGCTTATAGTACTGAAAGAGCAAATGGAAATATAGACGAACTTTCTGTTTTTAATAGTGTACAAAACATTTCAGATATTTATAATTCTGGAGTACCAGGAGATTTGTCTTCTTTAAACCCAACAGCTTGGTATAGAATGGGTGACTAAATATATAAAAGATGGGATATATAATTAATCCATATTCATACGCTACTGGCAGTTCTTTTGAAAACCTATATTCTATGGCTTTTGACGGAGTGGACGATTATATACAAGCTCCTTTAGATGGTACTTCAACAGGTGGTATTTTAGCTGGTACTTATAGTGATATAAATTTAACTATTTCTTTATGGTTTAAATTAAATAGTTCTGTAAATAAACAAGGTATTTTTCAATGGGGGAATGAGTTAGCCGATGCTACACCTTTTATTGCGTTAAATCAGTGGACTACTGGAGGACAAGATAGAGTTAGATTTTATGTTGATGGTGCCTATACATCATATTCTTCAGGTTTAAACATAGGGCAATGGTATAACATTGTTTTAACAAGAACATCTTCAGATAATAATTATAGAGGTTATTTAGATGGAGTAGAATTTTTTGCTTATGACGATGGCGGTTCAATAACTCAAGCATTTTGGGATTCTGCAACAGATATTTATTTAAGTGGTGGATATTTTGGGGGTGCAGAGTGTAATATTGATGAAGTTGCTGTTTGGAATAGTGTACAAAATGTTTCTACTATTTATGGAACTGGTACACCTTCTGATTTATCTTCTTTAAACCCAACCGCTTGGTATCGCATGGGCGATTAAAATATAAAATATGGCTACAATATATAAATATCCGCAATGGCTAATGCCAGAAAATAGTAACCAAAGTAAGGTAAGTAATTACAGCTTTGAGTTTGATGGTACTAACGATCAAATAAACTTAGATTCTAACATTCCTTTTGTTAGAGCAGGAGGTCAACATTTTTCTATTAGTGCTTGGGTTTATTGTAATAGTGCTAGTCAAAATGGTTTCTTTTCAACTGCTGTAAATGCTAGTTTTGCTGGACAAATAAATTTATATAAAAATGGAAGTCGAGCAGCTATTTTACTGATCGTAACTGCATCAACAGGAAATATAGAAATTAGAAGTTCTCCTGCATCAATAACTTCAAACAATTGGCATCATATTGTAGCAACCTTTGATGGCACTCAAGCAGCAGCAGCAGACAGGGTTAACATTTACGTTAATGGAGTTTTAGATAATGCTTATCAATCTGGTACAGGAACAAACCTACCTACAGGTAGTAGCTTTATTTTTAATAGAATAGGTAGAACAGCTTTAGGGATTAGACAAAATGGAAAGATAGATAATCTTGCAATATGGGATAGCACCTTAACTGCTGGAAATGTTACTACCCTTTATAATAGTGGAGAACCTGTTGATGTTACAACACTTTCTCCTCCTTATGCATGGAAATTAGGTGAAGCAGAAACCTTCACAGATAACTGGTTAGTTAACAATTCAGCATTAAGCAACTATTCGACAAGGTCGTTTTTGTTTGATGGTGTGGATGATTATATAAATTGTGGAACTGATAGTAGTTTAAAACCTACTTCTAATTATTCTGTTTCAGGTTGGTTTAAATTAGATGATGTTACAGGAACTAAAACAATAATATCTAATGACAACAATAACGGGTATATGGTTTGGGTTAATGGTTCTAGTTTTAATCAAGTAACATATTTAAGCACCCCTGTTTACATTGGTACTTATGCACCAAGTAAATATTTTGAGGGTTCTTTAGACGAAATTGCCGTTTTTAATACTACTTTAAGTTCTTCAGATGTAAGTTCTATTTACAATTCAGGTACTCCAACAACAATAACAGGTGCAGTAGCACATTGGAGAATGGGAGAAGAAGCAACATTTAGCACTAATTGGACAGTGCCAGACCAAGTAGGAAGTAATGATGGAACTTCTGCAAATATGGACTTAGCAGATTTAGAAGGTGACGCACCCAACTACACAGGTGGTGGACTATCTTCAAATATGACAATAGAAGATAGAGTAGGCGAAGCTCCTAGTAGTACTTCAAACGCTTTATCATACAATATGACGGAATCTGACCGTGAAACAGATGTACCTACTTAATATATAAAACAATGAACAACTTAACATACGCTATTTGTAACATAGCAACAGATTTACAAAATATAGACTTTAGCCAAGTTGGTGAAAGTGCTGCTTCAACAATTAGAAGAAGTTTAGATAATACTCTTTTTGTAGTAAAGTATAATGCATTACCAACGTTTATTGAAGATGGTACTATAACACCTTCACAAACATTAACACACGCTGAAGTCTTAGAATTAATGGCAACTTCAGCATGGAGTGAACCCATGCCTTGACAACAATAATAAATTAAATTAAATTAAATTAAATGAGAATTAAAGAAGAACAATTAAAAGTAATTCAAGAGCAACAAAAAGAATTAAATTCAATAATCCACAATGTAGGAGTCTTAGAAGCTCAGAAACATGGGTTGTTGCATCAGTTCGCTGGAATAAACCAAGAGGTTGAAGATATGAAAGCAGAACTTGAAAAAGAATATGGTGCAGTTAATATTAACTTGGAAACTGGAGAATATACTGAAATAGAAAAACAAGAAGAATTAAGTAAAGTTGAATAATATGTCTAGTGTAATAAGAAAAATCAGTATAGGTGCTGATTATAAAAATGAAGCAATGCACTATGCAGTTGGTCAACAGGTTTATGGAGGACATACAATATCAAATATATTAGAACCAGAACAAGGTGAGTATATGATTTATATTGAGAAAGATAATGAAGTTTTACCATGGAAAAAGTTTAATTCTAATATGGCTATAGCTGTAGAGTTTGATCTTGAATATAAATGAAAAGTATATATAGATTTTTAATTAAACCTAAAAAAGATAGATACAATAATACAATAGAATTAAACGGTAAAGAATTAATAATAAATTCTAGAATAGAAACGTTTGAGTCAGTAAGTAAAGATGCTATTGTAGAAATTGTACCACAAGCTTTTAAAACTAATATAAAACCAGGATCAGAGATTATTGTACACCACAATGTATTTCGTAGGTTTTATGATATGAAAGGTAAAGAAAAAAACTCAGCATCATTTTTTAAAGAAGATTTATTTTTCTGTGATATAGAACAGATATACCTATATAAAGATAATGATCAATGGGTAACAAATCTTAACTATTGTTTTGTTAAACCATTAAGAAATGATGATAAGATGTCCTTAGAGAAAGAAAAACCTTTGATGGGTATAATTAAGTATAATAATGACAAAGCTGTCTCTAATGACGTTAAAATAGGCGATTTGATTACGTTTACCCCAAATTCAGAGTTTGAATTTATAATAGATGGTGAACGTTTGTATTGTATGAAATTAAATGATATTGCTATAAAACATGAACGTAAAGGAAACGAAAAAGAGTATAATCCAAGCTGGGCGCATTGCAGTTGAAGAACTTATCAAAGTCGCTAAAGAACCAATCGTCGACACTTCTGACGATGTATCTGCAGATAGACTTAAGAATGCTGCTGCCACTAAAAAACTTGCTATCTTTGATGCTTTTGAGATCTTACACAGGATGGAAGAGGAAGAAGCGTTACTTGATGGTAAAAAGAAAGAAGCAGACAAACCTCAAAGAGAGTTTAAAGGTTTTGCAGAAGGGAGAAGTAAGTAATGTATCAGCAAACACTTTGGAACGAAGTAAAAGACGTTGTTAATCCTAAAATTTTAGCTAAACAAAATAGGTTAAAGAAATGGAAATATGGGTATAACAAAGACTATGATTTTATTGTAATAAGTAAAACTGGAAAGATTGGACAGATCATTGAAATACAAAATCTCCGCATTGCTTTACCAGCAGTCGATAACCCGTACAAAAGAAGTGATAAAAAATCAGAGCAATACTGGGAGCAGTTCGAATATCCAAAAGAACTAAAAAAAATTAAAAGTAGATTTGATTGGGAAAAGTACCCAATGGATTTTAGAGAGAAATGGTGGGATTACATAGATGAAGAATTTAAAAGAAGAGATGAAGGGTTTTGGTTTAATAATAAAGGTTTACCTACTTATATCACTGGTACTCATTACATGTATTTGCAGTGGTCAAAAATTGATGTTGGAGCACCAGACTATAGAGAAGCAAATAGATTATTCTTTATTTTCTGGGAAGCATGTAAAGCAGATGTTAGAGCCTACGGAATGTGTTATCTTAAAAACAGAAGATCTGGATTTTCCTTTATGTGTTCTGCAGAGTTGGTCAACCAAGCGACAATATCCAGTGATTCAAGATATGGCATACTCTCTAAAACCGGTGCTGATGCTAAAAAAATGTTTACAGATAAAGTTGTACCGATCTCAGTTAACTATCCATTCTTCTTTAAACCCATCCAAGATGGTATGGATCGTCCTAAAACCGAACTTGCCTATAGAGTACCAGCATCAAAACTTACACGTAGAAAAATTGAGGTTAACGAAGAACTTAGAGAACTAGACGGATTAGATACTACTATAGATTGGAAGAATACTGGAGATAATAGTTATGATGGTGAAAAACTAAAACTATTAGGACACGATGAAAGTGGTAAATGGGAGAGACCTGACAATATTAAAAATAACTGGAAGGTAACTAAAACTTGCTTGAGATTAGGTAGTAGAATTGTTGGTAAGTGTATGATGGGGTCAACTTCAAATGCTTTGGATAAAGGTGGTCAAAACTTTAAAGATATTTATTACGGTTCAAACTGTTTAAACAGAAATAAAAACGGGCAAACTAAAGAAGGTTTATATTCATTGTTTATACCAATGGAGTGGAACTACGAAGGGTTTATAGATATATATGGCTACCCTGTTTTTGAAACACCTATTCAACCTGTGTTAGGTATAGATAATAACAAAATAGATACAGGTGTCATTGAGCATTGGGAGAATGAAGTTGAAGGGTTAAAAGATGATCAAGACGGATTAAATGAATACTATAGGCAATTTCCAAGAACTGAAAAACATGCTTTCCGTGATGAGACTAAACAAAGCCTTTATAATCTAGTTAAAATATACGAGCAAATAGATTACAACGAAGAATTAAATAATACTGCTAATATAACTAGAGGAAACTTCCAATGGGAAAATGGTCAAGATTCTAAAGTAATTTTTATACCTCAACTCAATGGTAGGTTTTTAATTAGTTGGGTTCCACCTAAAAGCTTGCAAAATCAAGTGATAATAAAAAATGGAGTGAAGTACCCTGGTAATGAACATCTTGGTGCTTTTGGTTGTGATAGTTACGATATCAGCGGAACTGTAGATGGTAGAGGATCTAAAGGATCTTTACATGGATTAACTAAATATAGTATGGAGGATGTTCCTCCAAACAGGTTTTTTTTAGAATATATTGAAAGACCACCTATGGCTGAAATATTTTTTGAAGATGTGTTAATGGCGTTGCATTTTTATAGTATGCCATTACTTGCGGAAAATAACAAACCTAGATTACTGTATTATTTAAGACGTAGAGGTTATAGAGGTTTTAGTATGAATAGACCAGATAGAACTTTAAATAAATTATCTGTAACAGAAAGAGAAATTGGTGGTATACCAAACTCAAGTGAAGATATTAAACAAGCACACGCTGCTGCTATCGAATCTTATATAGAAAATTATGTTGGTGCTTTAGAAACTGGATATGGTGATATGTATTTCCAACGTACTTTAGAAGATTGGGCTTTATTTGATATAAACAAACGAACAAAGCACGATGCTTCTATTAGTTCAGGTTTAGCTATTATGGCTTGCAATAAAAATAAATACAAACCAGTTCAAGATAAAGTTAACCAAGCGATATCGTTAGGTTTTAGAAGATATGACAATACAGGATTAATTTCAAAAATAATAGAATAAATGCAGATTTACACAAGTAATAATAGTTCCTTTCCGGATCAGGTGGTACCTGACGCAGAAAAGCAAACTTGGGAATATGGTTTAAAGGTAGCTAAAGCTATTGAAGGGGAATGGTTCAGTAATGAAATGAATAATGGTTATAGGTTTGATAGTACATATACCAACTTTCATAATTTAAGACTATACGCTAGAGGAGAACAATCAGTTCAAAAATATAAAGATGAATTATCTATTGATGGTGATTTATCTTATTTAAATCTTGATTGGAAACCTGTACCTGTACTTGCTAAGTTTGTAGATATAGTTGTTAACGGAATGTCACAGCGTAGCTATGAAGTTAAGACTATGGCACAAGATCCAGAGTCAGTTAAAAAAAGAACTGCATACGCACAAAGAATTATAGAGGATATACAGCTTAAACAGTTTGATGAACAAGTTCAAGAGCAATTTGGTATTGATTTGTCTCAAAGTAAAAAAGATGAAAATGCTCCACAAACTATAGAGGAATTACCAGCTCACATGCAATTAAACTATAAACAGTCTATTGAAATTGCAGAAGAAGAGTTAATAAATCAAGTGTTAGATAAAAACAAATACCATTTAATTAGAAAAAGATTGAACTATGATCTTGCTGTTTTAGGTATTGCTGCTACTAAAACTACTTTTAATAGATCAAATGGCATTGTTACAGATTATGTAGATCCTGCAAGAATAGTATATTCATATACTGAAGATCCTAATTTTGAAGATATATACTATGTAGGTGAAATAAAAAATTTAAGTTTAGTTGAAATAAAAAAACAATTCCCTTATTTAACTGCTGAAGAATTAATAAAGATGCAGCAGTATCAAGGAAATAAGAATTATGCTAGAAATTGGAATGGTAGAACTAACGATCAAAGTATACAAGTATTATTTTTTGAGTGGAAAACTTATGCTAACCAAGTTTGGAAAATAAAAGAAACTCCAACCGGTTTAGAAAAAGCATTAGAAAAAGGAGATACTTTTAATCCACCTGAAACAGAAAATTTTAAAAAAGCATTTAGAGCTATTGAAGTATTATACTCAGGAGCTAAGGTATTAGGTTATGAAAACATGTTAGAATGGAAACTAGCAGAAAATATGACTAAACCTTTTGGTGATACTGTTAAAGTAAACATGAGTTATAACATATGTGCGCCAAGAATGTACAGAGGACGTATTGAATCTATTGTAAGTAGAACTACTGGTTTTGCAGATATGATAAACATAACATCGTTAAAATTACAACAAGTAATTTCACGTATGGTTCCAGATGGTGTTTATCTTGATGTTGATGGTTTAGCAGAAGTTGATCTTGGTAATGGTACTAATTATAATCCACGTGAAGCATTAAACATGTATTTCCAAACTGGATCCGTGGTTGGTAGATCTTTAACTCAAGACGGTGAAATGAATCGTGGTAAGGTTCCAATACAAGAACTACAATCATCTAGTGGTGGTGCTAAAATACAAGCGTTAATATCTACTTATCAATATTACTTACAAATGATAAGAGATGTAACCGGATTAAATGAAGCACGCGATGCTAGCACACCTGACAAAAATGCTTTAGTAGGTTTACAAAAATTAGCAGCTGCTAACTCTAATACTGCAACAAGACATATACTGCAAGCTAGTTTGTACTTAACTTTAAAAACTTGTGAAAATATAGCATTAAGAGCAACAGATGCTTTGATGTTTCCATTAACTAGAATGGCTTTACAAAACAGCGTGTCTACTTTTAACGTAGCTACACTAGATGAAATTAAGGATGCTAATCTACACGACTTTGGAATATTTATAGAACTTGAACCTGACGATGAAGAAAAAGCACAGTTAGAACAGAATATTCAAGTTGCATTACAAACTCAATCAATAGATTTAGAAGATGCTATAGATATTAGAAATATAAGTAATCTTAAACTTGCTAACGAGTTGTTAAAGAAAAGAAGAAAGCAGAAGCAAGCCAAAGATCAACAAATGCAACAAGCTAATATTCAAGCTCAAGCTCAAGCTAATCAAGAAACAGCAGAAAAAGCTGCTATGTATGAAGTACAAAAACAACAAGCAATAGCTGAAACTTCACTTCAAATTGAAAAAGGTAAATCTGACTTTCAAATACAACAAATGCAAGTTGATGGCCAGATTAAAAAAGAGCTTATGGCTCAACAGTTTGGATACGACCAGCAACTCAAAACTATGGATCTTAGACAAATATCTACAAAAGAAAAAGATATTGAAGACCGTAAAGATGAAAGAACAAGAATACAAGCTACACAGCAAAGTAAATTAATAGATCAAAGAAAAAATGATTTATTGCCAACAGATTTTGAAACAAATACAACACCAAATTTAGGTGGTGCTGAACAACCTTTACCAGCTCCAGAAGGAATGATGGGTGGTCAAGATCAAGTTCAATTACAACCTGAATAATTATTAACTATTATATTATATTATGTCAAAAGAAGAAAAAGTACCTCAAGAAGGTGAATTTAAAATGAAGAAAAAACCTGGCAGACCTAGAAAATTAAACAAAACTGATGAGCCAGTAAAGTTAGATTTAACTAAAAAAGAAGAAAATGCCGTTCAAACACCAGAAGCAAATGATAGCAATGCTGTTGTCGAAGAATCCAAAAACGAAACTAACAGCGAGAAGGTGGTTGAAGAAGTACGGTCCACCGAAGAAAAAGAAGTAGTAGAAGAACCTAAAGAAGTTATTGAAAAAACTGAAGAGGATAAACCTGCTATTGAAGAAATTAAAATAGGTGAAGAACAAAAAGAAATAGAACCAGCAGTAGCTGAGCAGATAAAAGAAGAAATTAAACAAAACCCTGAAATAGAGTTGCCAGAAAATGTAGAAAAACTGGTTGATTTTATGAAAGAAACAGGTGGAACATTAGTTGATTACGTTAGATTAAATGCAGATTATTCTAATGTAAATGATGAAACTATGTTAAAAGAATATTATGTTCATACTAAACCACATTTAGATGCTGAAGAAATTAATTTTCTGATGGATGATAAATTTGCTTGGGATGAAGATATGGATGAAGAGCGAGACATCCGAAAAAAGAAACTCGCATTAAAAGAAGAGGTTGCGAAAGCCAGAAACTACATGGAAGACTTAAAGGGTAAATACTATGACGAGATCAAGTTGAGACCGGGAGTAACTCAAGAGCAACAGAAAGCTATGGACTTTTTCAACCGATATAACAAAGAACAAGATGCTATTCAACAACGTCACACTACGTTTAAAGATGGTACCAATAATTTTTTCTCAAACGACTTCAAAGGTTTTGAATTTAACTTAGGAGAAAAACGATTTAGGTATGGAGTAAACAATCCGGGTGAAGTTGCATCTAATCAATCTAATCTATCTGATTTTATCAAGACGTTCTTAGATGAAAAGGGTAACGTAAAGGATTATACTGGATATCATAAAGCAATCTACGCAGCACGAAATGCTGATACTATAGCAAAACATTTTTATGAGCAAGGCAAAGCCGATGCTGTTAAAGATGTTACTGCTAAATCTAAAAATATAACTAATGAAGTTAGAGAATCTAACTCAGGAGATGTATTTATTAACGGATTAAAAGTAAGGGCAGTTAGTGGTGTAGATAGTTCTAAGTTAAAAATTAAAACAAGAAAACAATAAAACTATAAATTATGGCGTTTGCTACAAGCGGGTCGTTTCCCGCATCAATTACTCCAATGCCGAATAAGTTAACAGTTCAAGATAATTATATCGATTTTCATGATGCTGCTTTTTCGACATGGACACAACAATACTTACCTGAGCTTTATGAGCAGGAAGTAGAAAGATATGGTAATAGAACCTTATCTGGATTTTTAAGAATGGTTGGCGCTGAAATGCCAATGACATCTGATCAAGTTATTTGGTCTGAACAAAATAGATTACACATTGCATATGACGCTTGTCAGTTACAGCTTGTTCCAGCAGGTGCTGATCCAGATTACCAAGTAGATATTACTTTACCCGCTGGTCAAGCGACTGGTGCTGTAAGAACTGGTAATACTATTTTAGTATCTGATAATGCTACTGGTTTAGTTACGGCTAAACTTTTAGTAACTAACGTTACTGGTGCTACATACAACACATTAACTTGTGTTAGTTATGAAGGTGCTACACTTGTTGGTGGTGCTTTAATTACTGGTGGTGCTTCAAATAGCTTATTTGTATATGGTTCTGAATTTCCAAAAGGAAGTAACGGAATGGCTGGTGCTATTACTCCTAAGTTAAGCACTTTTGAGAACTCACCAATCATTATGAAAGACAACTTCGAATTAAGTGGTTCTGATGCCGCTCAAATCGGTTGGATTGAAGTGGCTACTGAGGATGGTACATCTGGATACTTATGGTACTTAAAAGCTGAGTCTGAAACTAGACTTAGATTTGAAGACTATATGGAAATGGCAATGGTTGAAGGTAAGTTAATGGCTACCGCTGGTCAATCTTTTGGAGCTCAATTTACCCCTCCTACAACGTTAGCTGCTCCTGGGCAAGTTATCAAAGGTACTCAAGGTTTATTTGCTGCTATCGAAGCAAGAGGTAATGTATACTCTGGTTTTGCTGGTGCTGCTGCTCCAGGTTCTGGTGCAT